GAACCAGACGATATGGTAACAAGAATACGTTATTGTGGTCATATATATTCAGGAGAAGACCTTGATATTTGGTTTGGTCAAAATGTTCGTTGTCCTCTTTGTCGATATGATATTCGTAATTATACAACAGAAACATTAAATTCTCCTATGTTTGATCCAAATTTTGAAACAAATGATGATATAGAATCGGGAACACGAACAGTTACTCCTACTGAACTTAATCTAAATGACATTAATACACCAACTAATGACATTAATACACCAACTAATGACATTAATACACCAACTAATGATTCATCATATATTCCAAATCTAAGAACAGTTAATGTCACACAAACAACCACTATAAATACAGAGACAGGAGAAGTAACAACTAATAATGAAACAGACCATATAAATAATCTATTAAATATTACAGATGGAATGTCGTCTCTTATAAGTTCAATTACACATGGACATGGTAATGAAAATAATGGTTTTGATACAAATGAAGAAAATAATCAAACAAATGATACTGTTGATATAATCGGTTCAATCGTTTCGAGACAAATTAATAATCTTATACCGATTATGCAAAGAACAAACGCAACAATAGATAATATAAATGTAGAAGTGAGAGCACCAACAAATGAAACACCATCACATATACCAAGAGATAATTCAAATATTCCATTTCCAGTTCAACATTTTTCTATAGGGAATTTAAATAATATTCCAATACCACAATTAAATGATAATACACTAAGTAATATTTTTTCAAACATGTCTCTTCATGATTTTAGACAAGAAACGGAAGAACAAAATGATAATAATGAAAATGATAATAATGAAAATGAAAATGATAATAATGAAAATGATAATAATGAAAATGATAATAATGAAAATGATAATGACAACGAAGAAATAGAAACGCAATCAACAACCAGCGACGACGACACACAATACGATGAACACAGCGTATAAGATTACTTCTTTTTTATTATATTAAATATATAATAAAAATATTCACTTATAAAACTTCTTTATTTTCTTGCTCTTCTTGATTTTTTTGTTTTTATTGTCTTTCTTTTTCTACCACCGTTTATTGGTAATTCCTTCACGACGTATTCAGGAAGTATTTCTGAAGTAGGACCCGCATTATCATTAGAATTGTCTTTAAATACATTATGTACAGTAGTAATGTCAGTATAGCCGGACTGGCGAGCCTCATAAAATCCATCCAACCGACCGTTATCAAATATAAGTGATATAGGTGTATTCCCGCTGTATACTGGATATCCATCTTTTTTTTCTATAAATTTTCCAAGTTTTTTTAAGGGTTCGTTCGCACCCTGAAACTCAACGTAACTGTCCCCCAATATAAACTCTTTTATGTCATTCACCTCAGTATAATCTGGATCCTCTCTTAATTTTTTTAATGCGTCTCTATCCATTTTTTTTCTTTCTTCTTCAGCAACTCTATCATCATGAGCTTTAATATCTTTTTGTTCCCCCTTTGAATGGTTTCCTGTAAATTGGTAATGTAGTGTTCTATATGCGGTTAGAGCATCGTCTTTAATCCCTCCACCTTTTCGTCTCATAGTTTTTCGTTTCATGTTTCTTCGTTTTGTTAATGTTTTCCCTTTTGTTTTCATCCTTTTTTTACGACTATTTCGTAGCGTATATTTCGCCATATATAATATATTATATATTAAAAATATTCACTTATAAAACCTTCCTTATCAAATATTTTGATGCCTTTTTTCTTTGTCCTTTTCTACATCAGCTGTTATTTTCGTAAGGTCTTTCACAATAACAACAAACGTATTTTTAGAAACTGTGAATGCTAAATTATCGCCTACTTCATTTATTTTTTTATCCAATTCATACACAAAATAAATAGACGAACCTTTTAAAACATGCTTTATATTAGACAATCATATTTTATTATAGTTATGAGTAATTTAATAAAATAAATATTTTAGTTAACGACGCGGGTGTAAAATAAACAAAATTGAAACATAATAAACATTATTAGTTATCAGTAAACATCAATATAAAAATGAAATTAACTTTCAAATTGTTTGACTTTAACGTTTATAACAAATCTCCTGGTCAATCTTCAAGTGGAAGCGAATCAGAGGATGAAAACTATAAAAAGGGAGGAAATAATGCTACTGACCAACGATTATTTGAAATGCAAATGTTCGGAATAGACGAAGAAGGAAAGACTTATTGTGTATTTGTAGAGAATTTTAAACCATTCTTCTTCGTAAAGGTAGGTGATTCGTGGGGAGAATATGAAAAACGTCAATTTCTTGAAGAGATGAAAAAGGCTGTTGGTCCTTACTATAAAGATAACATTAAAGAGTGTAAACTTGTAAAACGTAAAAAGTTATATGGTTTTGACGATGAAAAACTTCACACTTTTATATATATTTCATTTACAACAACAATAGCACTTAATAAAGCAAAATATCTTTGGTTTGAAGATGGGCGTCTCAAACGAAATGGTTTCATTTTTAAAAATACAAAAACTCAAATTTATGAATCAAACATACCACCTCTTCTTAGATATTTTCATATTCAAGAAATTAGTCCAAGTGGATGGATTGAGATAGAAAATTATACAAAAGAAACGGTAAAATATACTACATGTAAATATGAAGTTCGCACCGGATTTAAAAATATAATACCACTTAACGAAAAAGAAACGATGGTTCCTTATAATATATGTAGTTTTGATATTGAGGCAAGTAGTAGCCATGGTGATTTCCCTGTTCCGGTGAAATCATATAAAAAACTTGCTACTAATATAATTGATATTACTAAAAATCAAATTAATGAACTCGAAGATGATGAAGATATGATGTCACTTCTTAAAGAGTGTATTTATGCAGCATTTAGTATTAATGGTATTGAAAATAATGACATAGATAAAGTTTATACTAAAAAGAAAATTACAAAGGAAAATATAATTGCTCGTATTGACAAATGGTTTCGTTCATCTCCAAGTATGAAAGCAACAAATATTGCCGAAATAAAATCAATAATGTCATTCATGAAAACACCAGAAGAATTAGAATCTGAAGAAACATATGGAACTACATTTGGAAAGGGAGGTAAAAGAGGAAAAAAAACAAAAAACTCTACCATATTTGACCTCATCCGCAGCACAGACTATTCATATGATGAAAAAATAAACGAACTCGATACATCTCTTATGATTCACTTTCCTTCATTAGCTGGTGATAAAGTAACATTTATTGGTTCTACATTTCTAAAATATGGTAAAAGCGAACCTTATCTAAATCACTGCATAGTATTAGATACATGCAGCGACTTGAAAAATGTAGATAACGCTGAAATAGAATCTTATCCTACTGAAAAAGAAGTTCTACTCGCATGGACTAAAATTATTCAACGCGAAGATCCTGACATTATAATAGGGTATAACATATTTGGATTTGATTATGGTTTCATGTTTGAACGCGCTAAAGAATTAAATGCGGTTGATGAATTTTTAAAACTATCAAGAAATCGTATTGATGTTGTATCTGATAATGGAGAACCAGAAATATGTATCAACGTAAATCGCGATGGAAGCAAAGATATAGAAGCAAGCAAAATTGTAATCGCAAGTGGAGAACATGATTTACGTTATATAAAAATGAATGGTCGTATGCAAATAGATTTATACAACTATTTTCGTAGAGATTTTAATTTACCTTCATATAAACTTGACTATGTAGCAGGTCAATATATAGGAGATAAAGTTAAAACAATAGATATAAATGATGGAAAAACAATTATTTATAGCAAAAATAAAAAAGGATTAGCTGTTGGAAGCTTTGTTCATTTTGAAGAATCAAGTCATAGCACAGATTATTACAAAGATGGTGCGAAATTTGAAGTAACCAACATAAATGATGATTACTTTGTAATTGGAACCGAAGAAAATCTTAATATGAGTAAAAGTGTAAGGTGGGGATTAGCAAAAGATGATGTAACTCCACAAGATATATTCCGTCTTTCAAATATGGGACCAGATGAACGTGCTATTGTAGCCAAATATTGTATTCAGGATTGTAACTTAGTACATCATCTTATGAACAAGATTGATGTAGTTACAGGATTCGTAGAAATGGCTTCAATTTGTAGTGTTCCTATGAGCTTCCTTGTATTGCGTGGTCAAGGAATAAAACTTACCAGCTTTATTGCTAAAAAATGTAGAGAAAAGGGAACACTTATGCCTGTTGTAGAAAAAGTAATTTCTGGTTCTCCGCGACCTGGAGCGACGTGGGATGGTTACGATGGAGCAATCGTTCTTGACCCTAAATGTGATTTGTACCTTGACAAACCTGTAGCATGTGTAGATTATGCTTCTCTATATCCATCATCTATGATTAGTGAAAATTTATCACACGATAGTAAGGTTTGGACAAAAACATTCGATTTAAATGGAAAACTACTTGATGCTGTTGGAGAACAAAATGATGATGGTTCGTTTAAATACGACAATCTTGACGATTATGAATACGTAAATATTACATATGATACATATATTTGGGATATTGAAAAGGCAAAGGATAAAATAAAATCAGGAACAAAAGTATGTAGATGGGCCATGAGAAAAGATGGACGAAAATCTATCATGCCAAGTATTCTTGAAGAATTATTAAAAGCAAGAAAAGATACCAAGAAAAAAATGAAAAACGCTAATGATGAATTTATGAAAAATATTTTGGATAAAAGACAATTATCTTATAAAGTTACAGCAAATTCTCTATATGGACAATGCGGCGCTAAAACAAGCACATTTTATGAAAAAGATGTAGCTGCCAGCACAACCGCAACCGGTCGTCTTTTGCTAACATACGCAAAAAGAATGATCGAAGAAGTTTATGGAGACAGATTGTGTCCTACTAAAAAATATGGTGTAGTTAGGTCTCGAGCTGAATATACATATGGTGACACAGATTCGGTGTTCTTCACATTTAATCTTGAAGATAAAGACACAGGAGAAAAAATTGTAGGTAAAAAGGCTCTCGAAATAACAATTGAATTAGCACAACAAGCAGGTGCTCTTGCTTCCAAGTTTCTAAAAAAACCACATGATTTGGAATATGAAAAAACTTTTATGCCATTCTGTTTATTGTCTAAAAAACGTTATGTAGGCATGTTATACGAAGAAGATCCTGAAGTATGCTATCAAAAAAGTATGGGAATCGTTCTTAAAAGAAGAGATAATGCTCCTATTGTCAAGGATGTATATGGTGGTATTATAGATATTTTGATGAAAGAACAAAATATTACAGCTGCAACCAATTTCTTGAAACAAAATTTACAAAACATGCTTGATGGTAAATGTTCCATGGATAAACTTATTATTACAAAATCACTTCGTTCCAATTACAAAAATCCAAATCAAATCGCACATAAAGTTTTAGCTGACCGAATAGGTAAAAGAGATCCAGGGAATAAACCTTCCGCCGGAGACCGTATTCCATTCGTTTATGTTCAAACACGTGAAAAAAAAGCACTCCAAGGAGATAAAATAGAAACACCCAGCTATATTAACGAGAATAAACTTACACCAGATTATTCATTTTATATAACCAACCAAATTATGAAACCTGTTCAACAATTATTTGCTCTTGTATTAGAACAAATACCAGAATTTAAATCTAAAAGATCAAAAGTTAGGGATTTTAAAGCTAATCTTGACAAACATAGAAAATTATTAACACCATCAAAATTTGAAGAAAAAGAAGAAAAAATACGTAACGCTGAAATTAAAAAATTGTTATTTGATAAATATTTAAATGAAATAGATAATGTAAAAAATAAAAATAGAAATATAACAAACTTCTTTAGTGTGAAGAAATAATTAATTTAAAATATAAAATTTAATTTATTCAATATTTTCTTATTTAAAACTCATATATTAAATAAGAAGCTAAATTACATAATAAAAAAATTAACTTATTATGTGAATTATTAACCTTTTATATAGACCCCTGTATTTCATCAATAGAAATCATACCTATAATCATCATATAAAAAAAACCAGATAATGCTGTTATATAAATAATATTTATTATTAAATACCTACACCTATGTGTTTGTTGTGATATAATACCATCATTTATAACACCTGTTGAACCAACTATACCAATTACATCTATACCACGTGTATTTATAATATTTAATAATCGGTTAACAGTTCTGGGACTAATATTATCCATATTAGTACTTTCACTATAATATGATGTATCTATATTCTCACGACATATAATACATTTATTATGTTTTTCATACCAATTTGAAAAACATGAATCATGAACGTAATAACTACAACTTTTACAAACCTCATTTATAACTATATCTTCTTTGTTTGTTTCATCATTATTTTCAGCAAGACATATTATACATGTCCTATTATCAAAAGAAAGAGATTTTATCATACCTATGTTTTTATTTAATGCTTTATCCATATATCCATATGAATCATTTTCATTATCAGTTTCAGTTTCAGTTTCAGTTTCATCTATAGTGTACAAAGTATACAAGGGTTCCATATAATTATATTCATTATTACCTTCAAATATACTCATATCTAATTCACTTATAACACTCATAATAATAAATATACATGATAATATTTTTTTCATATTCAATAATTATTATTCTCTTTTTTTTACCAAATACAAAGAAAGTGTAGTTCCTATCAACACCCAAACATGTGAAATTGTATTAGAACCTTCATAAATCACCCATGATAAACCTCTACATACAGGTGTTGATGTAATAAATGGTGAACTCAAAAATCCATACCAACTCCAATTAACACAATATGTTGAATACGCATGTGACGCTAAATAATGCATAATTATCCAACCAGTATATAAAGCAAAAGGACCTCGTAAATAAGTTTGAAATAATTCTGTATTAGCCATTATCATTTCTTTTGACATTCCAAAATATTCAATATCTAAAATCATAATATCTCTATTATTGAATTTAATAAATTCAATTAAATTCAATTTTAAATTATTAAATACCTCCAAATATTTTTCTTAATTTGTTATAATTACCTTTATCTTTCATTAAATGACCAGCAACAGTAAAATGTATTTTTGAATTAGGTAACGCCTTATGAAGCTTATAAGCATAATAAGCAGGAGTAACTGCATCATATCTTCCATGAACAATCGTCATAGGAATATCACGTATCCTATATATCTTAGACATAATATCTCGTGTAAAACACCTATTTCTAAAATAATGATCTTCCAATCTTGCCAAACAAAGATCCTTTTCACCCAACTTTCTAGGAAGACCAAGCTTATTTGGATAAAGAGACATCAATATATTTTCATAATCACTTATCTTCTTCAAATATTTAAAACCTGTTTTATTATCATATTTAACTATATTGTCAAAATATTCTTGTGTAGCATTATTGGGATTTTTCGCATCTTTTATATATTCATCATACACATCTGGAAACATTTTTTTTACAAATTCACCTCCTTCAACATCCATATATTCTTGTTTTGTACATAAAAACACAGACCTAAGAACAATTCTCGATACATTTTTGGGATATTTAATAGCATAACTAAGAGATAAAAATGTACCCCAACTAACACCAAATAATTGAATCTTTCTATGACCTAAACCCGCGGCTATCCTTACCTTTTCTATATCTTCAACAAGATCATTCGTCGTGTTCTCCTTAATTTCACAAAATGGCTTACTACGACCACACCCTCTCTGGTCTATAAAAATTATTTTATATTTTCTACGATTAAATAAATCAATATTTTCAAAGCGACTACAATCTCCCGGACCCCCGTGAATTATAAATATTGGTTCTCCACTTGGATTTCCAAACTCGTAATAATATATTTTATGAATAGAAGAAACTTGTATATGATGCGTTTCTCGTGGTTTATAACGTTTCCTTGTATTTCCTTTACGTTTTGATTTATTATATATTTTTTTTGATGTACGACCTCTGTTCTTTCGAGTCTCCATATAATATACATCTTTTTTATTTCAACATAATTTTTATAACCGATTAAATAAAGAATTAAACTCTCTAATTAACTCTTGCTTTGATATTGACATTGGACCAACAGTATTATCACAATTTTCATACTTTAAACAACATAATTTTTTATATGTTTCATCATTTAATATTTCAATATCATTAAACCTTATAAAATAGTGTGATTGTTCACTTTTGTTATCAATATTATTCGTTATTTTACCAGCATTAACTCCTACACGTCTAAATGATATATGTGCATTAGGAATATCTGTTTTCTTAACAAATTTATATCCATTAGGAATAATTTTTTCTTCAACATTTCGAATATTATCCCTCTTTTCCCATACTTGAAAAACACACGGAACATTATATGAATTACCATTCACTATAAATGAATCCTCTTTTACATCTTCTTCAATTATAAGATGAAAATTAAGAGGAAAACATCTCTTCATACTATTCTTCTTAAAACTTTTTGGTAATATAAACCCCAACGCATCACAATATTCACATGATTTTTTAATAAATTTTATAGCAAGAGATGATTGTCTTCCAAAAGGTGGATTACCTATAACAAAAATTCTTTTATATATATTTTTATCAGGAATTTCTAATTTCAAATAATCAGTTTTTATTATCTCGTTATGATGTGGTTCTATATCATAACACAACATAGAACATCCTATTCTACGCAAACTCTCTATAAACGCACCATTTCCAGCACTCGGTTCTATTATAACATCTTCTTTTGTTACATTTATATTATTAATAAACAAATCAACACACTCGTCTACTGTTGTTTTTGATGTATAATATTTATCAATCGTATCACGTTTTAGCCCAACATGTTGTTTTTTTTCTTTGATATTCATTATTATCTATTTATAATAATCAATTTATGATTAAATCATTTTTTTACTTTTCTTTGTTTTTTTGTGTTTATTTTTTCGCTTTCCACCAGACGAATTTGTTCTTTTTCGCTTTTTGCTTTTGTTCGGTTTTGTTGATTCATGTCCTTGACTACCTAAAGAACTTACAGGCGAATTATCCTTAAAAAATATATCTTTTGGTATATCATACTTTTTTTTTAAAGTTTTTCTGGTTAAGTCAATTAATTGACGACGAGGAATACTGTGTTCTAATGTGGTAGGAATGAAATTATAAATATTCATTAACTTCGTTATGTTTTCCTCTTTTATTTTTTTCTCTTTTCTTATTTCGTCACTAAGATTTTTCGCAGTAGATACAGAACCTAATGAACCACCTTTTCTGTTTCTATTCTTTTTTATTTTTTTATTAATAGATATTTTATTGTAAAACTTTAATAAACTGTTTGAAGTTCTTTTTCCCTTAAATTCTTCAAATGAACCACCTTTTTTAATTCCAACAATTGTAGGATATCCCCCTATAAACATATATCCTTTTACTCTTTCTATAACATCATCTTGAACATCTTTGTGAATAAAAGCAACAATCGTTTCATCATTTCTATATTTTCTTTCTAACATATTAGTAAATTTATTCCACGGGTCTTTTAACATATCACAATACATACATCCAGGCATGTGGAACGCAGCAACAATAGGTCTTTGCCCTATAGAATCTTTTAAAAAACCTTTATTATCTTCATCATGTGGTTCTACATTAATTATACGCACCATGTATATTTTATATCTATATTATATATTATCATGAAATTAACTTACAAAACAATGCTATATATTTTTATTTTTATTTTAGGATTGTATATTGTTTCAACAAGACCATGTTCAACATTTAAAGAAGCACTTACAAATCAAACAGACTGTCCTGACCTCCTTGTTCAAGTAGGTGCAAAACTTTATTTATATAATTCGAAAAAAGCCGAAGTGCCCGGAGTTAATCCAATAGAGTTTAGAAACCTTGAAGAATATGTTGAATTTATAGAATGGCAGAAAAAAAACGATATTATATGCCCTGTTCTTTATTTGCAGAAAATGTATGACCCACAGGGAAATAGCATGTATCGAATGCGTCCCAGTCCAACAGACCCACACAACGGAATACCACCCGTTCTATCAAACGAAAAAACAAGTAAACTTATTGACGCATCACGAAATGATCCACCATATAATACAAACAGTTATCCAGGATTTGACCCTATGAATCAACGTATTGGTATTCTTACTGATCTTGATAAATTACATGATTCTGGTCTTGCAAAATCAAATAATAGCAACGCTATGGATTACAATTGGAACGGGAAATAAATCACTACTATCTTGTATATTTACATAAATTACATATTTTAATATTTAATGTATTATATTAAATATTAAAGATACTTTAATACACCGAAAAGATATATATATATGAGCAACGTATATACTGTAGAATATGTATGGATTGGTGGGAAACAAGAACTTCGTTCTAAAATACGTGTTTTAAAAAAAAATATAGATTCAATAAATGATATACCATCATGGAACTATGATGGAAGTTCAACAAGTCAGGCATTTGGTAATGATTCTGAGGTAATTATTATACCACGAGCATTATTCCGTTCATCATATAATAATTATATACCATATTTATTTAATCAAAATCACATATTTGTATTGTGTGATACTTATAAAGTCGATGGAACCCCTCATCAAACTAATAAAAGAGAACTAGCTAATAATATTTTTAATCAAAAATTAGACGAGGAACCATGGTATGGTTTAGAACAAGAATATTTTATTATGTCAGAAAAAAACCCTTTTGACCATAGTTATATTCCATTAGGATACATGGGGGCTAAACAACAGGGTCAATACTACTGTTCTGTTGGTTCTGAAAACGCATTTGGACGGGTTGTTGCTGAAACACATATGAGACTGTGTTTAGATATTGGAATCAATATATCTGGAATTAATGCTGAAGTCGCACCAGGACAATGGGAATTCCAAGTTGGACCATGTGTTGGAATTGAAGCAGGTGACCACCTTTGGATGGCAAGATATATTCTTAAAAAAATAGCTGAATCATTTAACTATTCTATATGTTTTGAACCAAAACCACTTAAAGGAATTTGGAATGGTTCTGGGTGTCATACCAATTACAGCACCAAATTAATGAGAGAAGGAAACAAAAAAACAGGTGAACCAGGTATTAAATATATTAACGAAGCAATAAAAAAACTTTCATTATCACATGATAAACACATGTTACTTTATGGTTCAGATAATAAAAATCGCATGACTGGATTAAATGAAACAGCATCTTACAACATCTTCACATTTGGTATCGCAAATAGAGGTGCTTCTGTTAGAATTGGAAATGAAACGTACAATAATAAACAAGGATATTTTGAAGATAGACGTCCTAGTTCCAATTGTGATCCGTATCTTGTTACGTCAGCCATTTTTAAAACAACATTACTAGACTAACAGCACTATATATATTAAACAAACCCATTTAAATAAAACACAATAATAATACATATAATGTTTTATACATGCGTTATTTTATTTTCGACTCTTTTTATCTCGTCTGCTCGCGTTATTCAACTAAATGAGACAAACGATCACTGGTCACTTTTTCAACGATTTGTTAATGTTCATAACAAAAATTATAATTCTGATGAGGAATTTCAACATAGGTTTGGTTTGTTCCGCGATAATGTTGAATACGCAATCACACATAACGAAAAAGGACTTCCATATAAATTGGGTGTCACCAAGTTTGCTGACATGAATGTTAATGAGTTTATTAAATTTAATGGGTTTGGTTCTGGACAACATTTGGGGGGGCCATTTTCTAAAAAATGCCAATCTTATAAACCATCTGGAACTTCGTCTGTTCCAAGTGAATATGATTGGCGTAGCCACAACGCGGTAACACCCGTCAAAGATCAGGGACAGTGCGGTTCATGTTGGTCATTTAGTGCGACGGGTGCCATGGAAGGCGCGTGGTCGATACAATCAAGTAATCTTATTAGCCTATCCGAACAACAACTCGTTGATTGCTCAAAATCTTACGGTAATCATGGTTGCTATGGAGGACTAATGGACGGTGCTTTTAATTATGCCATGGATAATGGAATGTGTAGTGAGGACTCATATCCATATACTGCATCCGGTGGAGAGTGTGAAAGTTGTAACACAATTGTTACAATTAGTCAGTGCATGGACGTTACGGCGAATAATCAAGTTGACCTAAAGGGAGCTGTTTCAAGAGGACCTGTGTCTATCGCGATTGAAGCAGATACACGTGAATTTCAACTTTATACAGGTGGTGTTCTTACAGGAGATGCTTGCGGAACAAACCTTGACCATGGTGTTCTTATTGTAGGATACGGTGAGGGTGGAACAACACATAACGAACCTCCTTATTGGATCGTAAAAAACAGCTGGGGGCCTAGTTGGGGAGATGATGGATATATTCTTATTGAACGAAGTGATTCCACTAATGATCCTGGAGTATGTGGAATCGCTATGCAGCCTTCATTTCCTATTGTTTAACTTTCTTTTTATTTCCAGATTTTTCTATTCCATAATTTGATGCAACACCAAAAGAAATACTCATTCCTCCACCAAAACCAAAACCATAAATAACTCTCTGAAACGCCTCAAGAGCAGTCTCTTTAATAAATTTCTTCATAAATATTATTATAAAAATAATATTTATTTCTAATATTTAATTTTTTAAATTACTTAAACTTTTTCTTGATGAGTACCATAATTTCCATCATGTCCCTTAAATCCCTCTTCTTCTTCTCCAGATTCTTTTTTAGATTCTTTCTTTTTAGTCTCTTCTTTTATAAACGCACCAGCACCAAGAAATCCAAATACCATAAGAAGAATTAACATAGTAATTATAATTGGGAATAAAAGAAGAACCCATCCAGCTGTTTGATAATTATATTTACACAAAAAATAAAATATACTTCCTATTACAAATATTTGGAATAAATGCATAAATAAATTAGATGATAATGCTATACCACCATTTTCGGTATTAACGAAATAAGCATTTGTAAAGAAAAATGATGTTCCTACACTCATAAATGCTAAACCAAGGTATATAATAAGTTGTGGGCAGCGTGACACACTATCCAAAAAATCTCCCATTTTAATACATAATACAGATATTTTATTTATATAGATATGGAGTCTAAAACTTTATTTATGAAAAAATTCCAGAAGATTTTTGTTCTCCATCTGTTACTGTATTTAAAACACCACTCAACGCTTGTTTAAATGTATGCAAATCATTAACCTGTTTCATAAGCATGTAAGCTTTATGTCCTTTAAATTCAGTCATGTTAGAAATAAGTCCTATTATATTCTTATCTGCTAAATCTTCAAGTTCATACACAATATCTTCATATGTATCTTTATAAGACCCTTTTTGGATATATTCGTCCATTTTTGTATTCTCTTTTTTAAGATTTCCAAGAACTTTTTCAGCCAGGTCTACTCTTGCTATTTTATCATCTTCTTTTATATTTGATACAAATCCTTCACTCATTCTATCTTGATAAAAATGGTAAGCTCTTACATAAAACAATTCGTACATCATATATAAAAATATTATCACTAATATGACAATTGTTAAATTATAATAACTACCCATACCTGATAAACTCTCTTTAAAATTTTCAAACATATTAATATATCCACATATTAAATATTAAATATTTATTACAAATTTAAATATTTAATTTACAACTTTTACACCGTATTATGTATTACTTAATCAGTATTTAACCAAGACGAGTACCACCACGGGAACCACGGCTATACTTTACCTGTGTAACACCTTGACCACAATCGTCATCGGCAGAACATTTGGCGCGACTACAAGCAACACCCTTGGGGACACGGGGATAATACATACTAAAGGTGGGCATTCCTCTCTTGCGTTCTCCACCACAACGATCGGTGCTATTTACAAGGGATGCAACATTACGAGCTCTCTTTGTTCCATTTAAAAGGACCATTATATATAATACTAAATAAAAAATATTTACAAAATGGTTTAAAACCATAATTATAATATACTTATAATTATGACAGAACAAATAAAGATTAATGACGATGATATTGAAAAATGCGATGGTCAACTTATTTTTAATCCCTACAATAATTTAAATG